AAACTACGGTTAGTAAGGAGATAATAAATGCAGATAAAAGTAAGGACCGTTGAGGTCAGTGATTATTGGATACCTGATGAGGATATACCTAAGAGTATACACAAATGGAGTAGAAGAAAGATTGCTGATTACTTTAGAGAAAGGTTTGAATGTCAAACAATACACGAACACTTCTATATAGATAAGTCTATATTTGAATGGGAGAAAGATAAATGAAATGGTATCAACAATACAGTAACCAATACAGAGATAGTAAGGTAAGACGTGCATGTGGCCCTAACTTTTTGGAGGGCATGGGTTTTTATATTACATTAAAACAAATGATAGCTGATAACTATGAGGGTGGTAAACCTGAAGTTGAGTTTGAGTTTGCATACTTAAAAAGTATTTTAGCTATAAAAAGTATACGAACTTTGGACAAACATCTTAGAAGTTTGAGAGCATTTGGGTTAATAAAGTATGAAAAGTCAGAGGAAACTGTGACAATACTTATGCCTGAGATTGAGGAAACACAAGACAATTATACTAAGAAGACTACGAACAATGTACGTACTACATTACATAACAATACAAAACATAACAATACAATAATAGATATAGAGGAGGTAAGATAATGAAAGAATATATTTGGCACAATCATTGTGAGATGGTAGAAGAAATAACAATTTATGCAGAGAGTTTTGAAAAGGCAGAGGAAATGTATTATGACGGAGAGGGTGAAACTCATATGCTTACGTCTACTTCAAAGTGGGACGAGTGCATACAAAACGCAGATGATTTTGAAGATGATAAGGAGGTAAGATAATGATGGTAAGAGTATACAAAGATGTTTATGTGGGGTTGTATGAGAATCATGAAGATGACTACAAACAAATTGCTTTGGATGTAGCATTAGATTGTTTGAGTGATTTTGATGTAGAAATATTGGAGGATAAAAATGAGTGTAGATAATGAAAGAATAATAGAAGAAAGATATGAAGATGCAGTTGATGAGATAACAAGTAAGACTGTTGATGAGTTCTTAACTTTATGTGAGGACGAGGGTATTAAAGATATCGTACCTAACATTGACATGGTCATAGATGAAATCGCAACGAGGTGGGCTAACGGGAGTAGAGGATGATTGAAACATTAATGATATTGTTTGCTTTATTTTCTATTGCAATAGCTGTATGGTTTTGTAAGGAGTAGGAAATGAAAAAAGATTTTAAGCCATTCTATAAAACACTATACTTTCCACGGGACTGGCATAGACCTGACGTAGATACTATGATAGCAGTGCGTGAGATGTACGAGACCGGCAGTGTAGATAGTTTGCTAGTCAAGGCATACCCTGATGGTGTTGATGATGGTCGTGGGTTACATAGAAAGTATATAAAATATAAGGAGGTGTAATGCTTGAAGACAAAGATATAAAGAATCTATTTACAATGATGACTACTCTGTTCGGTCATAAGTTTAAGAGTGGATATGGTACAGGTATGCAAGGTAATAACTTATCTGTTACCGGTAAGGTGTGGAAGCGTACACTCAATGGTGTACCACATATCAGACAGGTCATAGATAGTTTGTTCCTGCCGGACAGTGCTATGTTTCAAACAAAGGAATGGTGTCCTGATTTGAGAGAGGTCATGCAAATGTGCCTTGACATATCGAAGAACATAGAACAGAATATAAAGAGTAAAACATTGAAGATAGAAACTGATGACCACAACGTAAGATTCTCACAATTTTATGTTGCGAATCATAAGGGTGATACCGATAGTAATTATCAGTATCATGTAGATAATATAAAAAAATACGGGAGAAATAAATGATAGACAAAATGAATGGTGAGATATCCGGATACAAAACAATAAAGGATTTATGTAAAGATTTAAATAAGATATCACACAGTAGTGACCTTGATAAAATCATTGGGTTTTGTGACAGGATGATTGAACAGTTACAAGAAACTGTAGACGGTGCAATCGACCACATGCACAGTGCAATGCAAGAAAGATTAGGTAAAACTGACGAGGATATATCAGATGAAACTATTAATTGAAGCTAAGAATAAAAGTCAAATGGTATTGGCTCACTTAAAACACTATGGAAGTATAACAACTTGGGAAGCTATCACTCAGTACAAAGCTACAAGATTGTCAGCTATTATCTTTAACCTTAGAGGTAAAGGATATAACATTGAGAGTCTTGACAAAGAGGGTGATGGTTGTAGATTCGTTGAGTATGTATTACATGAGAAAAGGGAGGACGCAGTATGATTGATAAGCTAGTTAATTTCTTTAATGAACTACCTGATTATGGTCAGGTATTTATTATAGTGTCAGCTATCGTATTGTTTTGGGAAGTTATTATTTAGTGGCTAAACCACCTAATAAAAAAACTAAACAAGCATATCAAAGAGCAGTTGAGTTCGGGTGTGTGGTTTGTAAGAAACATTATGGACTACATACCGAGCCAACGATACATCACTTAACAGGTGGTGGTATGGCATTAAAGAATAAGAAGTTTATACCACTGTGTCATGAGCATCATCAAGGTAATCAAGGGGTGCATCACAACACTAAGGTATTTGAAGAAAGGTTTGGTACGCAAGAAGAATTATTAGATTGGTACTTGCAAAACATAAACGAGTAGAATATAATACTCAGTAACAAATGGAGAAAAAGATGAACGACATATTACATAGATATTTGGATAGCAAAAGTGTATGGGATACTCTATCTAAAATAGATTGCAATGAACACAAACAAAAGGTTGGTAAGTTTGATTATCTATCTTGGTCATGGGCATGGGCTACCTTGATGGAGCATTATCCTCAAGCTACTTATGAATTTCATGAGCCAAGAATTCAAGCAGACGGTACAGCTATGGTTTATTGTACAGTAAAAATTGAAGAGCAAAGTAGATTCATGTGGCTACCTGTTATGGATTATAAAAACAAAGCAGTAGTTAGTCCTGATGCTAGACAGATAAACGACAGCATGATGAGATGTCTTGTTAAATGTTTAGCAATGTATGGTCTTGGTCATTATATATATGCCGGTGAAGATATACCATCAGCAGATAAAGACAAAGAATCAGCTAAAGAATCTAAGAAAGAACCTAATGAAAATCAAGTACCTAAACAACATACAAAGAATGAAGTTAAGGATACAGTAGCAGGAGATATAGAGAAACTTAAAGCTAGTCTTGGGAATGTAAAAGGAGAAGACGGAGTAGAAAAGCTTGGACAAACTATATAACTTGAGAGCCAGTCAGATAGCAAGAGTCATAGGGAATGACGATTATTGTTCAAGGCAGAACCACTTTGCTATTCTGATTGGTGAGAAAGATGATAGACCGGTCAATGAAATTTACACCTCGCATGGACATGAATGTGAAAGATATGGTGTAGCTCATGTCATGATAGCTACCCAGTTTGTTGTTGTAAACTGTGGCTCTGATTTATTAGGGCCACAGGAAACAATGTCATATGATTATATGTCTGATGACAATACAACAGTACAGTTATCGTGTACACCTGACGGATTTATTATGGAAAAAAATGCAGTGGTTGAAATCAAATCACCGTATTATAAACAAGAAGATTTTGATAAGTATGTTAAAAGATATTTACCACAAGTATATTTTCAGCAGTACCTAACTAGGAAACTAAAGAAAGATAACAATGCTGACGGTACTTACTTTTGTATATATCAAAAGGGTAACACTAAGTTATATTATATACCTTACAACGAGGACTATATTAATAACTACATGTTACCAAAGATAGATGAGTTTGCTAGGTATCTATTGAAAGGTAGTCTTGATAAAGATTTCTTAACAAGAAGAAAGAGTAAGCAATCATTTATATATAACGGGGAGGTTCAATACAATGAGTGCGTTTAAGTTACCAAGTGTTGAGTTAGAACAACTGGTAGATTATGTAGAGAAACTAGGCATAGCTAAAGCTGAAGCTGAGAAAGAACTACATAAGCTAACTGAAAATAAAAAAGTATCCATGGCAGTAGCATTACTTAATTGCTCTGATGTTAAAGGAACACAGGCACATAAGGAAGCTATAGCTATGACAGATGAGAGTGTTGTTATGTACATAGATAAGATTGCAGATGCTAAAGAATTAGTGGGTAATCTTACCAGTAAGATATCAGCACAAGAACATAGACTAAGATTGTTTCAAACTCTAAGTGCAAATGAAAGAAGAGAGAAAGGATTTTACCAACGATTAGGAGATTAACATGGCACAGTATGTAAACCTTGCAATTAAAAATGCAGATACAGGAGAAAGAATATACATTAAACTATTCACAAACGATAAAGAGTTTGGTGATATCAATGAGGTATTGTTTAAGAAAGTAAAGATGATAGTAGATACTGAGGGTAGAAATGCTCAATCATTTATGGGTAACAGTAAATATAAAAACTTGAATAAAGAAAGAAAGGACTTTACTATTAACACTAGAGATACATATGAGTTCTCGGGGTGGTTAAAAGAGGATGACTATGAAAGTAAAAAGAAACTTGATGAACTAAAAGAGGTGTTCAACGGTAACGATAAACCATTCTAAACGGAGGAGATATGGAAAAGAGAGAGGACAAAAAGACATACTGGAATGTATGGTATTCTAATCCGGACAACAGGGAGAAGAAGAAACAATACGCAAAGGATAGATATTATAAGTTAAGAGATAATATCTTAGAGAATAAACGCAGTAGATTGTCTAACGAAACGGAAGACCAAAGACAAAATAGACTACAAAAAATGAGGGACTATTATTATGCAAGTAAAGATAGACCAAGTGAAGATTAAAATAGATAAAGGAATCCCAGTAGAATATACTGGGAGACCAAAGAAATATAAAAAGTATTTATCAGCTATAGACATGATGAAAGATGGAGATTCTTTTGAAGTAAATGACATGAGAACATGGGATGCTATTAGAAGATATCAATATACAGATGACTTTCAATTAGCAAATGGAGATGCTAAGATAGTAACCAAAAGATATACCGGTAACAAGTATAGGATATGGAAGATTATTGAAAGCTGAGATGTTATCTCTTTTATGTGCTAAGTCTATGGGACTACAGGTAGGTTCAGGTAGTCACGACTCAGTAACATCAGATGACATATCACATTTCTTAGGGACTAAAGGATTAACGTCAGAAGAATATGATTTTCTCATAGCCAAGTATACAGATAACGAATACTCTAGGGCTATGTTGTTCGATGATATCTTTGTAGACTGTGCTGATATATTTATTAAACATAATATAGATGCACTAAAGAATTCAGACAGATTATTAATTAGAAGTTTTATCAACCTTGCTCTATCTGAAACCATGGATACTACCTGCCCGTTCTGTCGAGGGGTGGGTAGTGTTTCAGTTGGGAATACTATTCAGAAGTGTAGCCATTGTGACGGTACTGGTCAGTTTATATTTGATGATGATAACCGGCATCAGATTATGGGATACACAAAAGAGGGATACATGGAATTTAGAGAACCATACATAAAGATACTCAATATGATTAAAGATATAGAGAATAGTGCGTTGAGTAAGATTGGAGATGAATAGACTTAAATGGTTTAGTTCAATTGTTCTTACGATTGGAATATTTTTAACTTCATATAACATATATCCTTTAAACTTATATGTTCAAGTGGTTGGGGTACTCGGTTGGTTGTTAACGGGTATCCTAACTAAAGACAATCCATTGATATTTATTAATGCAATAGGATTTGTTGTGTTAGTGTCCGGTATCGTATACTCTTGGCAGAATATAGGGGGCTAGGATGGACGTTATCGAGTGTAAATATACTACCCTATACCAATGCTACCCACTAATGAGTAACTCTTTTCTCGTCCTTTGTAGATAGGTTATCTGAGCTTTCAGGTTTTTCTTCTGCTGTTGCATCCTTGATACCCATTAACTTGGGTGCTAATGCAGGAATCTTAGCAACAAGTCCCTGTAATTCTTCAATCAACTCAGCATCTGTCTTATGTTTGTTGTCTTCCATATTGATATTAATATTTTGTGATGAGTAGTTACCCAGTTCTAATATTAATTTAGCACAGTTTAATCTTACTGAGTCTTGGTCTGAATGTAATAGGTCTTCAAGTACATTGATTGCTTTACCTGATACACCGGTAATCTTTTCTTCATTAATCTTTCTGATTTCTTTTTCGTATTTCTTTTTGAGAACGTATCCCATTTGAGATGGGTTCTTATTATACCCTGCTTTTTGTGCTGACTTAGTTGCGTTAGCTAATGTCTCTCCACTTGTAAAATATTCTACAAATAATTTTTCTTTTTTCTCGTCTGCTACTCTCATTCTTCTACCCTCTTTAGTAACCATTGTTTAAGTTTTTCTAGTTGATTGTCCGGCACTGGTACATCTATCCTAAATTTAATCCAAGACTTATCCAATACTAAACTACCATCTATATCTGTTCCCTCTTTATCGCCTGATATGTGAGATACAATAGTAATTGTTTTATCATTCTCTTCTACTATTAAACCTAAAGATATGCAATCTGCTAGTTCAGGTTTTAATTCTTTAATGTCTGTCCACCCTTGTGTAGGTGTAACAGCGTCTTCCCAATTTAAAAATGTTAGAGTTGGTATCATTATTTGTTCCTTAAAAAGTTTAGATACTCAGCACCCTCTTCTACTTCCCAAAATATTTTAATAAAGTCAGGGTGGTCTTCAGTTAGATTAGTATTAAATACAGCAACAGCACAAGCTGACATCATCTTACATGGTAGGTTTAATTGCTTTGCAAAGTTATCATACTTCTTGTAAGAACCAACTTGTACGCAGTGCATAGTTTTGTCAGAATTCGCATCTTTAATAGGACTATATCCTGATACATGTGTATGACCTGCTATAAGTAAATGGTCTCTTGCATTGAACAATGCGTGTTTAACAATACCATGAGCTGTATTATACATTGAGTGTCCTCTGAAGTTATGAGAACAGTTCACTTTGATTTCGTGTTTAGGTAATTTAATTTTAAGTCTTGCACTATGGTTGGAGTATACAGTCTTTAAAGGTTTGCACATCCAATTGATTGGGTCACCCTCCATAGCCCACATATCATGGTTACCTGCAACAATAAATATATAAGGTGTTGCATTAACTAACCATTCAACTAACTGCCATTGCTGTTCCCCATTGGTAGTTTGGTCTGCCCATAATCCGGCTAACTTACCACGTCTAGCCCAGTTATTAGACAAGTCACCAACAGAACAAGCATACATACCATCTGTTTCATTAACTATATCTATATGTTTTCTTAATGATAACCAGTCACACCCATCATCATCAACGTGAGGGTCTCCTTGTATGTATAATCCTATAGGTTTCTTGTCATCAATTTTTATATTGACAAACTTCTCTGACTTTTCTCTTGCTTCTTTTCTTTTGAAGACTTCTGTTCTTGCATTGATTAGTTCTTCAGTAGACCAATCGAGATTCTCTGCTTCTTCTAGTTCGTAATTCTTTATAATCTTAGGACTTACTGTTTTTTTATTACAAGTCCTGCACTTCCATCTCTTCCTTTGTTTATGAGTGCCACAAGTTCCTGCTTTAATTAAGTGTGTTGAATCACAATGAGGACATTGTAGTGCATTACCATCCTCATCCCTTTGTATGATACCTACTCTGCTGTAGTTACCACCATTGTTATTTATTTGGTATGTCATTTATTCTCTTCCTCGTTAATTAAATAATCTAAGTACCAACGAGCTTTCTTTAAATCAGACACAGGAGTACCTTTATATGGAAACCTAGTAACATACTTTATAATGTTACCACGCACATAGTCCATATCCCATGACCGTATATACCTAGTAGTTTCAATCCCCTTTGTGTAATGGGGAGGATTACTAATAAGGTCTTCTTTCTTCTTGCTCATCAATCTTATCCATAACTTCGTCCCAACTTATTGGTAGACAATTAAAGAATACTATACCACCATACTTGTAGTCAAGTCTATTCTTTATGTTGTTCTTAATACTGAACCTAATGTTAGGGTCAATAGCACGGATTGCTTTGATGATTTGCATTTCCCTTTTTGTGTAAGGGATATTTGCACTCATAGTTATCTCCTATCAGTTTAAGCATATAGCCATCCAGTGATGTAATATGACATAACCAATATTAGTATAAACTCTAAGACAGATATCTCCGGTCTTAGATATTTGGTTCTTATCTTACCTAATAAGAACTTCATTATCTTTATCATCTCATTAATGGATTACTATTTCTAGCTTTTAAATCCTCTACTTGTGATTTGAGTATAGATAATTCTTTTTCTAATGGGGTAATATCAGGTACTGATTTAGATTCTAGCACCTCAACCCTCTGTATTAACTGTCCTTGAAATACGAATAGACTACCAAGACTGATAGCTATTCCTAGTATCCCTGCAATTACCTTGATGTCCATAGTCTGTCCTCGTATGTTTGGTTTGGATAAATGTTTCTGATATCTACATAGGTATTGTTTGTATATGTACCTATATCTATATCAACTATATTTGGTTGTATAAATATATCTGTGTTTACTTTTGAGTAACTTGATATCTTGTTGTGTTTCTGCATAACCTTAGCTACTATCATTTGTGTAGCTTTGAGCTGACCATCTATTGTTTTAATTTTATCAGCTACCTTAATAGATATTTCTTCTATTGTTAGTTCGGTTTCAATACTCCCACTCTCGTTATCGACTTCGGTTTCTTCTGCGATAACATCTCCGTTACTTTCATTAACTTCTGTATCTCTTTCTGTTTCTTCGATAGTTTCTGTTTCATTAATTTCCTCCACAAGTTCTTCTTCAATAGGTGCTTCTACTATTTCTTCAAACACTTCTTCAATAGCCGGTTCTTCTATAACCTCTTCTATTATCTCAGGTTCTATCATAGCAGGAGCTAAGACAATAGTCTCCTCAATAAATTCTTCTTCTATAAAAACAGGTTCTTCTATGATTTCAACCATAGGTTCTTCAAAGATAATCTCTTCAATAACAGGTTCTTCGTAAACAAATTCTTCTATATATATTTCTTCTACGATTTCAGCAACAGCAGATATGTGTTGTGTTTGTTCTAATGATAAAACAACAGGGTCATATTCCATGGTAACTGATATGTTATCTACGTTTGGTCCACCAAGTCTTCCTGTTGATGCGTCTTCGCCTTTAATAAATATGTTGCCATAGTAACTACCAGTACCTGTATATGTTATAGAGTCAGTAAAATCTACACCATTAATACCTGTTACATCTGTTCTTGTTTGTGTAGTCGTAGTTAATACCTGACTATTATTGTCAAGTATTGTTAAGTCTATTCTAAAACTGTCAGCATCGCCACAGTTAGGACACCAAGAACCTACACCACCCTCACCATTTTGTACTTCTACTGTAGAGTTGAGAGTAATACCGTTGTCTAGCATCTGAGTAGTAATATCATCCGATGTTAAATCAAATGTTTGTTCTATAGACCCACTGTTTCCAAACTCAAAGTCATGTCCACCCGGACAGCAATCACCTATAACTTGTGCATCACCTGATGTAGTCCAACCTGTAGTGCCGTTATCAAACGTACCGTTAGTAATTAGATTTGCTGAAGTGTCTGCGTTTGCCACTAGAGGTAGCATTAACAGTATCAAAAACTTTTTCATTACCTAGTTCTTCCCATCTTTGTTTAGCTTGTTCACCGATTAATCCATCTATAGGACATGGTGTTCCTGCATCCATCATTGCTTTCCATACGTTTTTGTCTTGACACATTAATGATATCGCTGCAACTTTCATTCCTAATCCATTTAGTAGTTTGGCTCTTTGTCTTTGTTCACATTTTAAATCATGATGATATGTTCCAAGACTTGTGCTGAAGCCAATAACGGTCATGCCAATAGATAGTGGAATGACACATGACTGTTGGCTATACACAGACATAGCAGGTGCTGTTGCACTATTAACGGCAGTCTCTTGGTTAGTGCTATTGCTTGTTGAATTAGTTGTAGTATTAGTTTGACCACCCGTATAATTATTTGTGGTTTCTTGTGAGTACCCACCGGATATAGCTGTGTTACTTCCTGAAGTATTTGTTTGACTGTTAGTTGTAGCACCATTTGATGTAACATCTGACACAGCATCTTCTATTGCATAACCTAAAATAAAAATGCTTAATATAATTATAGCTAAATATAATCTTACCATTTTTTACAGCTCCAATATCTAGCTGTTAGTTTAGATTTAGCAGTATCACACTTGTGTCTTGCTCTAAAAGATTTACGTCTTGATGGTATGTTCTTTTTAATCTTCATGTTAGCATCACCAAATCTGATGAGCTTAATCTTGTCTCCCTCTTTAGCTAATACAGCAAACTTTTTACCACCTTTGCGTGAGTTCTTTGGTTTATTATATCCTGAAAATTTTTCACCTGCTCTTTCTATAGCCATGTTATCTCCTTGTTGCAGCAGAACCAAAATAGAATCCTGATATTGCTGCTAGAAAATGTGTATCTGCTGTAGTAATTACTATTCCACCGATACCTTTAAATGTTGTTACTTCTTGTGTGCTACCAAATATCCACCATCCCTCTTTAACTTGGTCAAGATACATTAAGTGTACCTGTACTGATGGGTCTAAGAATACTGCTAGTTTAGGTAGGCATACTATAAAAAACACTGCAAGTAATGCCATCCATCTTCTTGTCGTAGATTGATACTGACTGTTATCTTTTCTTGCGTCATTAACTGATGCTCTTTCTATCTCTGCTCTTTGCATAAGATACTTCTGTTGGTCTGCTGAATCTTTAGATTTCTGTGACCATATAGATAGTAGTCCAGTAAATAGACTAGAGCCAAGCATTGTTATAACTTCAAACGGTATCATTCTTTTGTAAGCCCTTTAACTTCTTTAGTAAATCTTTCCCTTAAATTATTATACTCTTCTGTGTATTCATCAAAGTCTATTATTCCTTTCATCCTTTCATTGTTTATTTTTTTTATAGCTTTAGAAAAATCTGAATTTATACTCTGTAATTCTTTTGATTTTAAAGTAGTTAATCTATCAATGTCTGCTGTATTTACGGACAACCCAAACACACTTGCTATAGATTCTGTTTTGCTTACTGGGTCAGATAATGTTTGGTAATCATCATTAAATGCTCTAGTAATTTTATCTCCTGCAAATGTTCTGACAAGTGGGTTAGGAACATTAGGTACAAAATCTTTAGCAAGTGCTGATATTCTTGAGCCAAAAATTTCTGAAGCATCCATACCCATTTCGTTAAATGATTGTCCCGTAAAAGAATCTCTGCCTAAAAGAAGTTTGTTTATTGCACTTACAGCAGGACCACCGGGTTGTGCAGCAGCAGGTAAGAAAGGTGCATCACCACCTGTATCTCCTCCCATATCAAATACATCACCACCCGGAAGTTTTCTAGTTATGTCAAAATATTTAGCACCACCATTTACTCCATTATAAGGAAGTCTTATATTTGAATAAGGCATATCAACCACAGGGTTATCAAACATTTTCTTTTTTCTAAAATCTTGCATTAATTTTCTTTCTTGTCCTTGCTTAAATTTATTTGAACCTGCTACATCCGTAAATATATCATTAGCTGTGTATCCTAATGCAGCTAATACTGCAAATTTTTCAGGTCTAACAACTGCTGTTTCAAGTAACAATGGGACTACTCTATAACTGTATGAAAGAAAAGGAACTGCTGTGTTTCTTATGCCATTAATAAATGGAGTTTTAATATCATAATCAATAAAATATTTTATAGCATCATTTGCTGCTTCTTCATTAGTATATAACTTACCAGTCTTAGGATTAATTTGTTGCTTTCTTGTTTTATACAAAGAATATCTAAAAATTTTATCTTCTAATTGATACCAGTCTGATGCCCATTTGTCTGCACTTCCATAAATTCTTCCTGCTTTTCTAAGTTGTTTTGCACCTGTATCTAGTGCATCACTCATAAATTCATTACCATTAATTTTATATGAATCTAACAGTTCATCCATTCTTCTGTTAAAGTTTCCACCTTGACGCATTTCATTAGTTACCATGTCAGCACTAAGACCACCCTCATCATACAAATCTCTTAAATCTTTAGGTAGTTTTTCTTTAGGTATTTCTCCTCTTTCATATTTAAGAATTTCTTTAAACTCTTTTCTTGCTTGAGCAAAAACTTTCCAACTTCCGTTTGCCATATAAAACATAGAAAAATTAGCAACTAAGTTGTTCATATGTACAGCAGGGTTATATACTGTTTTTGTTTTTTTCCAAAAACTTTGTAACTTAAACCATTTGTTCCATAAACCTTTTCTATATTTATTATTTGTTACTTCAGTTAATAACTTAATATCTTTATATACATCTTCAGGTACAACCTTACCTCCTAATGCACCAAACTCAGGAATATTATCACCACTTTCATTTTTAATTTTAGTATTAGGAATAACTTTGTAACCGTTTTCAAGCATATCATTTACATTTTCAAACTGTTTGTCTTTCCCTACCAAGTCTGTAGTATTAAAAACATATCCTTTGGATATACCATCTTGTTCTATTCCTTTATAAAATCTACCTAACCCTAGTGTTGTATTCAAATCTTGCGATGTTCTTGCTATAGATAATGCAGCATCTTCTATCTCCCCTAGTTCTCTTCTTTCTTGTTTGGTAAGCTGAGAAAGAATATCATACGTTCCATCTTCATTCTTAGTAACCAATACTCCATAATTAGACATTTGGTCTAGTTCAGGTAAGTCGGGGTTGTAATCAGGGTCATCTTTTTCTGTAATTCTATTTATAAGTTTACCTTTTTTTTCATTAGGTACTGTTGCAGGTACATCATCTCCATCAGGAAACCTTTTTTCATAGTCTTCTTTTATTTTAAAATCTTGTTCTCTATCATTTCTTAATCTTTCTACAATTAAAGGCATCCTTTCTTTTGGTACATTTTTTTGTACAAACCCTCTACTTCTAATGCTATCTCCTCTTATTTTACCTAATGTGCTAACCAATTTAGTAGCATCTTTTTCTCCTCTAGTTTCTAAAACTTTTTGATAGCTTCTTTTTAAATATGAATCAAGATTAGTTTTAAATACGTCATCACTTAAAAGACCTGCATCTCTCATGTCTTGTCCTAATTTAGTAAAGACTCCTATTTTTTTATCTTTTAATTTTAATAGTTTATCAATAGTTTCTTGTCCCATTTCTGCATGGTTTTGTACTATTTTATTTAAACCATCTTCTGATAAATCTCCACTAAATAATTGATAAGCTAATTTATTTTCTTCTTTTGTAAGTCCACTTAAGTCATTATGTAAATTAGCTATAGCTCCCTGATGTCCTTGTATACTTCCTTTCATTTTATTCCATTGACTATAAACTTCAGGAGACATGTGTATTTCAGAATTTATATGGTATAAAAGTTTATTACCCATTTCTGTTCCTTGTAAAGATTTACCTGCTTTTAACCCTGCAAATGTAGCCATTGCTGTTAGTGCTGTATTATATAAATAATTAGTTGAATCGTTGCCATCTTCTAAAAAAGATGCTGACGTATAAAGTCCGAGTCCTGCTCCACCTGCTGCTAATGGATTTTTTGTCATTGCATCAAACAAAGGTTGTCCTACTTTTTTTCTATAAGATTCTTTTAATGTAAGTTTCTCATCCATAGTGCCATCTTTTAATGGCTCTTTATTAAGTTCTTGTTCATTTAATTTATTAATTCTTCTTGCTTCTACATCATCTGTAGCTTTTAAAGCTGCTGTAGGTTCATCAAATCCTAATGCTTTTTTACCTGCTATTCCTATAACCCCTGTTATAGCACCACCACCAACTGCACCTAGTCCTGCTTGGTATAATTTTTTTTCCCACATAGACGTATCTTGTCCAAAAGCAGCTTCATCTGTATATCCTACTGCACCAAATCCTGCACCATATGCTATGCCTTGTTTGACTAATGATGATACTGACTTAGCTTTTGCTACTGGTATTACCCAACCAAATGGGTCAGCTACTACACCACCCATATATGCACCTAATGCTGCCCTACCATACTCTTTGTTAGCAAATATGTTATTTAATTTGTTTTGGTCTGCTTTCATTTCTTGTTCGCCAAAACCTATAAATTGTTTAATACCTCTATATGTATCGGAAAACCCCATACTAGCAGCAAACTTCATGGCTTCATCTCTTGAATTTATACCGGGGACATCTTCTCTTACAGTCCCTACCTTGTCTTCATTAATAGTAGAGTATTCTGAGGGAGCAAGTTCTTGATTAAAAATTTCTGTCATATCTACATTAGATGTAGACTTAGGTATCAATTCCTCTTCAAATATTTTACTTAAATCTGTTGCCATTATCTTCCTAAGAATTTATTAAACTGTGCAATAGTATCTTCCCATTCATGTTTTTGATTATTTTGTCTTGCTGTTTCAACACCTCTTATATGTGCTGCATTAAGTCTGTCAAACAAACCTGCGTCAGCTAAAAACAAATCATACATTTCGTTTTTAAATAATTCTTGAGTTGGGGGTGGAATTTTTGCTCTTTGCAAATCACTACGTTTTTGAGTTACAGCACCTGTTATTTCGTCTTTAGTAAAATACAATTTATCATATGCACTTAAAGCATCTTTACCAACTGCTCTTTGTTCTTTAACTCCTGCAAGTTTTGTAGCAGCAGCATCTTTTTGTAATTTTTGTACAGCAGCAATTTGTGTTGTAGCATCAGCAGACACATCTTTTAATACTCTACTAGCTACATCATAACCTGACTCACCCATTTGCCTTTGACTCATTATACCTATACCTGCTCTTATCAAAGCAGCGTTTTGTATAGCTTTAAGCATGTCTTGAGTATTACCTGCTGTTGATGGAGCAATAAGTTCACCAAGCCCTGATGCTAAATCTTTTTCTTTATCTATAGCCACTATAATATTCCTCCTTGTCTTCTGTATCTTTCGTATGGGTCTTCATAATCTTGCAATACTCCTTTTGTAGCTGTCGGAATTTTAGTTAAAGGTGGTGGCGTAGGTTTGTCTGTTTGAAAAGCACTGAGTAAAGTCATTAATGTATTAGGAGACATTCCTTTAAGAGATTCTGCCACAGCTTTAGTATCACCTTTATTTAAAGTAGATAAATATTCTGCTACTTCTTTTGATGGATTTAGATTTTCATTTGTAGACATTTGTTGCATCATAGTTCTTTGTGCTGATGCTAATTTATCTTGTTGTGTTGTACTAAAAACTTTTCCTGCTTCTTCTAAATATGCTTGTCTTGCATCAGGTTGTAATAATGTAGGATTTATTATTGTTCCTTTTTCAATTCCCGGAATAATTTTTGACATTTGATTCCTAGAATCTGCAACTTGTTTTGTGTCCATTAATGCTTTGTTTTGTTCTTCAGGAGATAAAGAACTAAACAATACTCCGGGTCTGGTAAAAGGTCCTGAGTCTGTATAATATTTACCACCTAAATCACTTAAGTAAACTGTATCAGTTGTATCATATAATGGGCTAGGTTTGCCAACAAATGTTTTTCTGTCAGCTATTCTTTTAGCGTTTTCCATTTCCATTGCTTGAACATTTTTAGCAATATTATCTTCATACTCTTTTTTCTTTTCTTCATCTGATTTAAAGATACCAGTCATAAAGTTTAGATAATCTTTATTTAAAAAACTATTACTCATAATATCTCCTAATCAAATAAACTAGCTATTGCTAGTCCTGCTGCTATTGTAGCTCCTACGGGATTTGAAACTAATGCTGCTTCACCTGCCCCAATCAATCCTGCTGATGTTCCTGCTCCATAAACACCCATGCCTAATAAACTACCACCTACTGCTCGTTGCATAAACGATGGGTCTCCACCTGACATAGATGTAGTTTGTGAGCCGGGCAACATATTACCTAATGCTATGTCTGAGTATTGTCTTAGTGCTTGTTGTGGAGCTTGTTGTGCAAACTCAAATCTAGAACGAGCTTCATCTATAGCTTGTTGTTGTCTTGCTTGTTCTGACATTCCTACTTGACCTAATGTTTGTGCAGGAGCTAATCCCATTTGCATTACACTTGGAGCTAAACTAATTGCTCTTTGTTGTGCATCAATAGAATCTTGATATGCTTTGGAATACATTTGAGAACTTATATCACCTGCCTTTTGCATATAATCTGCTATAACACCTTGTTCAAGTATAGCTTGTCTTGTACCACCTAACTGACCTGCACCTGTAGCACCACGTCTAGCTTGTTGTAGTAAACCTTGTGCTTGTCCATAGACTGGTCTTAGTGCAGCTTCTGTTGCACCTGCAAGATATGGATTTTCTGATAACATTTGTGGTTGCATTAAGCCAAACTGATTAGCTAGTGCTGCTTGATTAGCCATAACTTGTTGGCTACCCAAAGCTTGATTAGCTATCATTTCTTCTGCTTGTATAGTTCTATCACTCGGACTTGCATATGTTTGTCCGGGGAAAAATTGCATTGGACCTTGGTCATAAAGTCTTGATGCTTCTCCATATATATCAGTTAGATAGGGTTGTTGTCCTACCCATGGGTCGGCTTTTTGGACAGTATTAGTGCCACCTCCACCTTTACTCATAGTGTTCTCCTAATGTATTGTTGTGAGTTCTTTTCCAACTATGGTATATGTTTGTTCATAACCAAAGTTCTTTAATTTTTTAACGAATCCTTTTCTGCATACAGTTTCCATAGCTTCACAGTCTTGTTCTTCTGACCAATCTTCTAGTACATCTAATACTTGTGAGACCCATTCATCCATGCCATTGCCACCTAGTGTAACTATTCTGCACACTTTTTTTTGTGGATAGTTTATTATTTGTGTAGTAACTACAGCTTTAATTTCTTTATTATTATCTTCATCGAACACAACCCATAACTGCATTTCTCCATCTTTTAAAAAGTAATAGATATCATGCTCATTCATTTCTTCTTGAGATTTATTAATACCCATTGCTATATACTCTACACAATGTTCCCATACATCATCAATATATCTTGATGGTATTCCTGAAACGTATATCATTTATTTCTCCTTTTATAATTTAACCCAACTTCCTGCTGCATTTCTAAAGTATATACCCTCTCCACTTCCGGGATTAAAATTAGTACCATCAGCATAGATTATATCTCCTTGTTTAATTCTTTCAGGTTCTACGTTTTTTACTTCTATAAAAGTTGTTGCGTTTTCTTCTAACGAACCTTGAAGTTTAATAAGTTCCTCAAAGATATATCTAGGTAAATCTTCAGGGTTAGCCGGTACTGGATTTGGTGTGTACTTAGGGGCTTGTGCCATTATCTTTCTCCAATTACCTCATATTCTAAATCATATCCGTTTAATTCAAAAGTGCTATCTTCTGTGTGTTGAAATCTTACTGCTATAAATTTACCTGTACTTCTGCAATCTATTTTGTTTTGCGTATTAGGTGTAAATTCTTGACTAGGTGTAAATGTATATGTGCCGTTAGGACTCATAGAACTTCCTACCGATATAGTACATTTGCCAGTTCCTGCTATCTTAGGTGTAAGTTTTCTTACTTGTTTTACTGTGTTCGTGTTGCCATCTAAAGTTAATCCTTTTCTTTCTATGGTTGTGATGTAGTTTTCACCTGCAAATTGTTGCCCAAAATCTCCACGATACAGTTTAGTATCTGCTACACCTGCCATAAGAATAGACCTTTCTGTTGGGTTATATTGTCTATCTCCCCATGTACCACTATAAGCTGTCCATGTCATAGACTGTCCTGACCATACAACAGATGTTGCACCGGGGTCTACAATGCCCGGACCAATATGATAAATATTAGGTAAGTCACGAAAAGTAAATGAGTTATTAACGTAGTTATAAATTAATGCCTTATTACAATATTGTGAACCAATACTAGGGTAACATACCCACATCTCAGACTGTTGAACATTGTGTGTGCAAAATGTAAGTTGATAATAGTCATCATTAATATCATCAAACAATTGTCTTTTAATAGAATTTGTTGCTACTGACTGTTTTGCTACACCATCATGTACGATTAAATCACCTTGAGTTACAATAAAATGTTTACCATCAAACTCTGCTATGCAGTTTCTTGTTAATACACCTGTATCGTTAAATAGTTTTTGAAAACTAAATACAAGATTACCACCTATATAATTAACTAACCATGTAGAGTTTGCTTTGTATATTACAAATGATTGTTTCAATGCAAGACCATCTATAATAAAATCTGATTCATCTCCAATTGTTGCAGACCCTGCATCATTAGTTGCTGATGCTGTCCAAGAAGATGGTAATGAAAAATTTTCTGCTGCGTCACTCCATCTAACTTTGTTAGGTAAACTTACTCCATTTTCTGTAGTATTCAAAGCTATTAAATAATTACCAAATGCTTTAATAGTTTTACAAACAGTTGTAGTTCCACTTACAGAGTGCCAAACACTACCACCTGAATTAGTTAAATCACTAAATGCACTAGCTCCTGTCGTAGCTAATACTTGTGGTTGGTCTACACCATTACATAATATAGGTAGACCATTATAAATAGTTCCTGTCCAGTTTCCTATTGCTGTTAAGTTAGTTGAGTAATCTCCACCTGAAGCCCTTGTAAAATTTGTATGTGTTGAGCTACCACTTTGTCTGTAAATCTTTGCTGTACCTGCATAATACCAATATACATTTGTACCTGTTGCCCAGTTAATAACGAAATATGGGGCAACTGTAGGTGTGCCGAATACCTGGTCATGTCCTTTAATCTTTTTAGCTGCACTATCTGCAAATCTTATATTAGATGCTTCTGAATAGAATTCAGGGGGCAATACAGTATTGTTTGTATCTTTTACTAGACCTTTAGGTGCAGGTGCTACAAATGTTGCCATTATGCAGTTCTTCTCCACATATATGCAACGATGTATGGTGGCATGTTGTTGTGAGCTCCACCTCCACCAGTATTGTCTGTGACCATGTTAGTTTGAGGATTAATACCATTACCACCTGTTATATCAACATCTGTTGAGTTTGGAGCAGGTTTCCAACCTAAAGGTCTATTGTGATTGTGAGATGGCATTTCAGCAATACTCAATGTATGAGTTTTAGCACCACCTGTTTCTTGTAATGCGTCAAAATCACTATCTGCTGCGTTATAACCAACCATCATTCTGCCTGAACCAAATGCTACCCATGTACCAAATCCTAACAAGGTTGCAGGGTTAGTTGTTACTGCTGCATTGATATAAATACTTCCTACAGGATATATGTCTGACATAGTTACAAGTCCACTACCTGCTGATAATGCACCTGTAATAGTAAGATTTCGTATAGCTGTGACATCTTTGTTTGCATCGGCAGTTACAGCTTTAGACGCTTCTACTGTTCCAAGTGTTGTTATATCTACATAGTTAAGTTCTGTAGTATTTGCCGTAACACCATCGAGTAGATTTAATTCTGCCTGTGTACTCGTACAAGCACCAGATAAATTTGGGAATGTTGCTTTTACTGTCGATTTTATAAGTCTTAAATGGTCATCACCCTCTGATACGGCATCACCTGCTGTAGGGTTTGAGCTGTTAAGACTGTCTATATATGTTCCTGTTTCTAATCCCATTAGTTACCTCTAATATTTTTGTGTTAGTGCTTTGATTTCTGCATCAGTCAAGCCCAATGCTTTTAATTTGTTTGTACCATTTGTTTTATCAGTTGATTTTTGTGTTTCTGCGTCTTTAATTTCTTGTATCTTAGCGTTTACATCTGCTTCACTAGGCATTGTTGCTGAATCATTTGCAAGTTCTAAATTAGCATATGCCATTCTTTCACTACCTGTATAATCTGTTTTCCATTTATACCATTGACCTTTATCTGTATTAAAATAAGCTAATGCTAGTTGTAGATAATCTTTTGCCATTATGTATCTCCTAATCTGATAAAACTGACACAAGTATTATTTGCATTAGTATTACCTGTTACATTACCACCTGACGCTAATGATATGACTTGAAAATAAATTTGGTCGTTGCTTGTATTTGTTACATCGATAATACATTGTGAAAAATTTGATGTGTTTCCATCTGAACCTTGACACTCGGCTAATGTGTCTGCTGCACCTGATGAATCATTACGATAATTAGTAATCCATATTGCATTATCACTATCGTTTGTAGGTGCAAATAAAACCATAGATTGAATTAAATAAATGCCTGTAGCATTAAATGTAAAATAAGGAGTTGAAAAATTAACACCATCTCCTACTTTAGTAGCTACTGTATCATCTGCTCTTTCAAAATTACTAACACCACCTGTATCTGATGTTACATTTGTAGTCAATCTCCATATATCTGCTTGTGTTATTCCACCACCAACACCTGTCAATGCAGAACCATCTATAGCAGGTAAAGCTCCACTTAATTTGCTAGATGCTAAAGCACTATTGGTATCTAATACTGTGCCAGTTGTCGCAGGTAAAGTTAGAGTGTTCGTCCCTGCACTTGCAGGAACATCAACTGTTACTTGTCCTGAGCTACTTCCTTTAATTACTAATGCCATTAGTCTGCTTCCTCTATTGTGTTACCTGCTTTTACCCATTCTTGTATAGCTTGGTAGTCTATGTTGTCTGTTGCATTTATACCAACAGATTTTGTTACACCATTGTCTACAAATATAATTGATACATTTGTGTTTGTAATATGGTCTTTGTAATATTTTGCTGATTCTATTGCCATTACAATTCTGCCTCAAATCTTAAAAATCCATCTGTTGTTTTTCCACACAAACCTTGTGGACCATTAGCTGTCAAACCTGATTGTGTAAAATATACATCTTGAAAATAAGGATTAGTGTTTGACTGATTCCCTACAATAGGTGTTGATGTGCAAGTCCCTATTGCACCTGCAACAGTACAACCATAATCACTAGCTGTGCCTGATGTAACCAAAGTAGGTCCTGTTCTCATGCTTGTAGGGAAATAAACCACACCCTCTGCCTGTGAGGTAGAATTAGCAAAACCCATAGCAAACCTCGTAGTAGTAGCATCTGCTTTAATTAAACTGCAATACCTCTGACATCTAGCTAGACTTGTACCTGCATCTTCAAACTGAAAGTCAGGTATGCTGTTAGAATCAAAATCACCAACTTCCATTTGTATGCCTGTTATATAAACTTCATTATCTGTGCTGTCATAACAGTTTACATTAAGACCAACTGCTCGATTAGCACTTGTCTTACTAGCCCATGCTGTTGCTAGTGTGCCTGATGTAAAATCACTACCACCTGCAAACCACCAATATACTTGTAGACCTAAAGTATTATCATCATCTATTGCATTTGATGTTTCATTAGGTATTGATACAACTTTTTTCTCCCAAGTATTTGCACTAGATACTGTGTATGTTTTACAACAATGCCTATCATTATCATCTACAAGTTCCATTACATAAGTGCCTGTTTTACTACTTTTAATCCAAAAAGCTATCGTAAAATTTTCTGCACCTGAATTACCTTTATTAAACATTTGTAAATTTTGACCTTCTAAAAAAGTCATGAACCTACTGTTATCTCCTGATGCTAAACTTGTATCAGCAGTTGTTACATCAATCTTATAACTGTTTTTAAATCCTTGTCCTGTTGGAGTGTCTGTCGATTGAGATATTGTAACAGTTCCTAGTGGCACAAGTTTCCACCTGTCAGGACCATTATGATATCCCTCACTTGTAACACCTGAATTACTTGTACCTCTTTGTGCTATTTGCATATCGCCATTAATTATGATTGGGGTAGCAGTCTTTCTATCTAAAGCTACTGTGTTATCTGATACTGTACCATGTAATGTTAATGCCATAATTTATCCTTTAGGGTATTTGTCTTTGATTGCTTTAATCTTTGCTGCCATCTCGTCTGAGAAAGCTCCTTTTGCATAAAGGTCATCTAGTTGGTCGCCAATGTCAGGATATTCTTTTAACCTTTTTAATTGATAATCTAACTTTTCTACCTCAACAATACTTGCATCTATATCTGATTGACTTGGTTGTGTTATATCTTTGCTATCCCATCTAATTGTATAATCATCTTTACCACCAAATATAGCAAATTGTGCGTTTGGTTCTAATCTTAAAATTGCTTTTGCTATTACACTACTCATAATATTTCATGTGCTGTTATTACAGCACCCTCCACATCTCCATCTTCGCCAAATACATGAGTTCCACTACCTTGATATGCTTGTATCGAATAAGTGTAAGTTCCTGCTGCAGGTGTATCAATGTGAGTTATAGCAAAAACATAATTCTGAGATGATACACCACCATTTTCTGCTTTATGCCTTGCTCCTATTTCTGTACTACCTCTATAAAGTCTGTAATAAAACCAACCCCCTGTTTGTCCTGGATTTGATTCTCCACAAGCTGTAAGCATTACAGGTTTTCCAGTCGTTGTAATTGATACACTAGCTAGTGATGTTGCTGTTGCACTATTTACTGTAACTTGAGCAGGTGTATTAACAGCTTCTACCTGTGATTGTCCTGTAGTAGTAAACACACCACCTGTACTAAGTGATGCTTTTGTTGTGCCATTTGATTGTAAATCTATAACACCACTTGTATCTGATACAAACTTTAATCCGTCTGATGTATCTGCATTAATCTTAACTGTCATAAGATAACTAACCTCTCTCCTGATGGGATTGTAACTGTAACCCCTGTATTAATCGTTAATGGTCCAACGCACATAGCAGATTTATTGGTAGATAAAGTATAGTTGGTTGTAACTACTCTTTCGTTTTCTTGGAATACTTCGTCTCCACCTGCTCCAGTAGCACCACCTCCACCACCAATCGCACCCCAAGCACTACCATCGTAGCCCTCGAATCCTGTTGTTGTAGAGTTGAATCTAAACATACCTGTTGCAGGTGAGCCATCTCTTTGTGCTGTTGTACCTACAGGTATTTCGGCACTTCCTGTACTAGCAGTTTCTATAACTACTCCTGTAAGTGATGAACCTGATCCTGAAAATACTGTTGCACCTAATGTGCCTGAACTAGAATTAAATGTTAAGTTACTACCT